CCCCCTTAGGGGCCGCACCGGTGCTTTAGCGCCACCATTGTTGCAGAATAACAACTGTGATGGGTTTCTGCCACTTCTGATGCAGTGCATCATCCAAAGTGGCTCACAATTAAATAGAGAATATATCCGTAAGGAACAACAAGATGCCGTACTATGTTGACAAACGTACCACTACGCAGCGTTCCTATCCTTTCACAGCGAAAGGGCAAGCCGCAGCATTAAAAAGTGGGAAGTTGGTTCCTCATAGGCCGGAAACACAGGAGACCTTTAGCTATAGAACTCAAGCTAAAGATGCGAACTCGAAACAAATTTCGTTTCGGGAACGAGAGCGCGCTGGACACCTTTATGGTTACAGCGAATCTGTTGATACGGGCCATGACTTCTGGACGGAGAAACGCGAAGCGTTTTTGTCTCATTTCGAGACTTACGTAGCGAATCAACCGAAAGGTGTCACCCCGACTCGTTGGTATCGTGGTCCCATGTTTGGGTACTACTCTAACAACAAGCAGATTCAGGTAGGTCCGGTCCCTGATTGGGACTTTGCCTATTGGGGGAACCGCTTTATTGCGGATTCCGCCCCCACTGCGCCACACTTCTCCCTTGCAACCTTCGCAGGTGAGCTCCGTGAGGGGCTCCCTAAGATAATTGGTAGCCAACTTATGTTCCGCGATCGAGCAGACTGGTTCCGTAATTTGGGATCAGAATACCTTAACGTGGAATTCGGTTGGAAGCCCTTTTTGGGCGAGTTTACCAAGATGTTGCAAGCCGTAGTCATGTCGTCGTTCATTCTAGAACAATACGATCGTGACTCAGGTCGCCAGGTTAGGCGATGGAGAGATCTGCCTCCGATCACGAATACTTCAGTAGAGAACTTTAGCACCACTACGGTGCATGGCTATCTACGGGATTCCCAATGGGATTCCTTGTATTCGAATGTGTATGGCAAGACTGACTGCTACGTCTCTACTACAGAGACTCACAGTTTTTCCGGAGCATTTACGTATTACCTTGCTCATGGTTCGGAAGCCATGGACAAAATACGGTACTACGCAGCCCAAGCAAATCACTTGCTAGGCCTGGCGGTGACGCCAGAAGTGCTCTGGGAACTTGCCCCTTGGAGTTGGTTGGCCGACTGGAAGTTCAACTTTGGCGATATTATTGCCAATGCGAGCAGACTGTCGACCGATGGCCTCGTTATGTTGTACGGTTATGTCCAACGCGACATTCACGTCGTTAGGACGTACAACACGACCGGCATTACCTTCAAGCATAAGCCTGAGGGCTATGACGGCCTCTTCGCCGAATCCACGCGAGTTCATCGCAAGGAAAGGAAAAGAGGCGAGCCTTACGGATTCTCGGCGGTACCTGTTCAGCTCAATGCTCAACAGACCGCCATCCTCGCCGCCTTGTTCGCTTCTCGCGGTCAAGGTGGCAGCGGATCTACGTTTAACAGCGTTTTCCGTTAACCATAATTAAATATTAATTTAATAATAATTCAATAAAAAGTCAGGATAATGCCATGCTCGCAGATCCCCAGTCAGTTACGATCGCAACCGTCGCCACTCCGCTTCCGCGGACGGCTTCTGGCGTCAACGCCGGCGTCTTCACAAAAGACGACGGCAACGTCAAGCTGTCGGTGAGTTCTTCCTACGGGAAGCGTACTCGCCGGCAGGTACGGCTCGATCTCCGGAAGACTGCTCCAGACCCGCTGTTCCCCGCCCAGAACACGCCATCTTCGATGAGCGCGTACCTGGTCGTGGACATCCCTGTTACGGGATTCAGCACGGCTGAGCAGAAGCAGCTAGTCGACGCCCTCACGGGCTGGCTTACTGCATCTACCGGTGCCAACACCACCAAGGTTCTTGGTGGCGAGGCATAACTCGCCACAGACGCCTCGGTCTCTCCTTTCGGAGGGGCCGGGCGTCGTGGCGATCGTCGGAGTCATCGCTTTCGCCACTCACTTTTTCATTAAGTGGGTCGAGAGCGGAGCTCCTTCGTAGACGAGGATTATTTGTATGGCTATGGAACACTAACCTCTGTTAGGAGGAAGCGTTGAAAAGCCTTACGTTATTCCTGCATGAGGTACTCAATGAAATGGGTACCTGGTGTTGCGTGAGCACCATCCGCGACTGCAAAACAGTCACGGAGCGTGTCGAACATGAAGGGTTATCGTTTCTTACGATTACCCTACCTAACTTCGGTTCGGACTTCGAAAGATGTCTTGACCTTGGTTATGTGGATCACGACGCGTTTGGAGGTTTCTCCAGACACGCAGGTCTCCCCCGATTTTTGGGAGGTTTCCTTGATCTTGTGTTCGACCGTGATACTGGTGTGCTGCGACTCGATCCTTCGATCGTAGCTATCCGTTCCATAAGGCAAATTACACGCCTAATGGGCAAGATTAACCTCCCGTGCACTCCTGCACGGGTGGAAGCTGCGATAGATAGGTATATCGATGCCGAAAAGCAAGTACATGCATACAACGTCCGTGTTTCTGAAGGAGAGCGACAAGCTTTCCGAAGAATATCTGGACTTCTTATGGCAGGAATGTTGGCGCGAGTTGATGGACAGCTTTACAAAGCTATATATCGACTCGACGACTGTACGTTCCTCCCGGGGCATGGCCCCGGCGCGACCGCCGATCGTCTTTCCGGTAACGGAAAGTACGGTCAGCGTTCTTGGCCGGAGCGGCTGGATTCACTGTTCCCCTATGGAGAATGGTGCAGTCCTGGTTACAATTTTCGTGACCATGCCGCTCGATGCACTTACTTGGAGCCTGGATTAGAATTACCCGTTAGGGTGATTACTGTTCCTAAAACGCTCAAGACACCTCGTATTATAGCTATGGAACCTACTGCCATGATGTATGTGCAGCAGGGTATCCAGACACTTATATACGAAGAGGTGGACAGGGATAACCTCCTGCGCGCCTTTATCGGATTCCAAGACCAGGTTCCAAACCAGGTCATGGCTAAAAAGGGTTCCGATGGATCCCTTGCCACGCTCGATTTGAGCGAGGCTTCCGATCGTGTCTCGAATCTGCATGTAGTAGACTTGCTTGCCGCGCACCCTCACTTAGGTGAGGCTGTAGCTGCTTGTCGGTCGACGAAGGCAGATGTAGATGGCCACGGAGTAATATCCTTGGCCAAATTCGCATCTATGGGCTCGGCGCTGTGCTTTCCGATGGAGGCGATGGTCTTTTTGACCGTCGTCTTTTACGGGATTGAACAGTGCCTCAGCACACCACTGACCAAGAAGGACATTAAGTCCTATCTCGGTAAGGTGCGCGTCTATGGGGATGACATCATTGTCCCCACAGAATTTACGCAAAGCGTGATCGATTCCCTCGAGCTGTTTGGCTTTAAGGTAAATCGCACAAAATCCTTCTGGACTGGAAAGTTCAGAGAGTCTTGTGGTAAGGAGTACTTCGATGGCCATGACGTGAGTATTGTCAAGGTCAGAGAAGTATTTCCTTCGTCACGCAAGCACGCATCGGAGATCATTTCGACCGTCTCTTTGAGGAATCAGCTTTTTAAAGCTGGTTTCGACAAGAGCGTTCGCTTTCTCGACAATATACTAGAACGGCTAATACCGTTCCCTATTGTTGAGGAAGGGTCTCCCATTTTGGGACGTCTCTCCTACGAGCCTGTAAAGGCCGAGAGGTGGGACGACAAGCTGCAACGCCCTTTGGTTAAGGGAGTTACAGCGAGATCCACGCTACCAGTCGATCGACTGGATGGCGAGGACGCCCTAATGAAGTTCTTCCTTAAACGCAGCGAGATGCCTTTCGCTGACAGGAATCACTTAGAGCGTGCTGGGAGGCCGGTCTCCCTCATCATAACTACCGGCTGGCACGACCCGTGTGAACGGGTTGTGGGGGGC